ACCTATATCTATAAACTATCCTTTTTTCTTCAAACCGATTCAAGACGGTATGGATAGACCTAAAAGTGAGTTAGCTTATAGGGTTCCAGCTTCAAAGTTTACTAGACGTAAGATTCAAAGTAAAGAGAAGTTAGAAGAGTTGATGGGATTAGATACAACGATTGACTGGAAGAATACGGGTGACAATAGCTATGACGGTGAAAAATTAGCGTTATTAGTCCACGATGAGAGTGGTAAGTGGGAGAGACCAGACAATATACTTAATAACTGGCGGGTAACAAAAACTTGTCTTAGGTTAGGTAGTAGAATTATTGGGAAGTGCATGATGGGATCAACATCAAATGCTCTAGACAAAGGAGGTAATAATTTTAAAAAATTATATGAAGACTCAGATGTCAATAAACGAAATAGAAATGGCCAGACAAAATCTGGTTTATATTCTTTGTTTATCCCAATGGAATGGAACTACGAAGGATTTATTGATGAGTACGGAGTTCCAGTATTTACTAATCCAGATAATGACAGACTCGCGCCAGATGGTGAATTGATAGATGTTGGAGTTGTTGATCATTGGGAAAATGAAGCAGATGGATTAAGGGGTGATCAAGATGGATTAAACGAATTCTACCGTCAGTTCCCAAGAACAACGGAGCATGCGTTTAGAGATGAGACGAAGAATAGCTTGTTTAATCTTGTTAAGATATATGAGCAAATAGATTATAACGAAGGGAATAGAAACTCTTCAGTGTTAAATGTAGGAAACTTCCAATGGGCTAATGGAGTAAAGGATACACAGGTTATCTTCACACCAGATCCAAATGGAAGGTTTAAAATTAGTTGGGCACCACCCGCTAACCTGCAGAATAGAGTTATATTAAAGAATGGAATCAAGTACCCAGGAAATGAGCACGTTGGTGCGTTCGGTTGTGATAGTTACGATATTAGTGGTACTGTGGATGGTAAAGGCTCTAAAGGAGCGTTACACGGATTAACCAAGTTTAGTATGGAGGATTCTCCTGCTAACACGTTTTTTTTAGAATACCTAGCAAGACCACAAACCGCAGAAATATTTTTTGAAGATGTATTGATGGCATTAGTATTTTACGGCATGCCAATACTAGCAGAGAATAACAAACCAAGATTACTATACTATCTAAGACGAAGAGGATATAGAGGATTCTCAATGAATAGACCGGATAAGGTTTGGAATAAGTTATCTACAGCAGAAAAGGAAGTTGGAGGTATACCAAACTCGAGTGAAGATATTAAGCAAGCTCACGCGGCTGCTATTGAAATGTATATTAACGATCATGTTGGATTATTACAAGATGGTACGTATGGAACGCTTTACTTNAATGAGTTNTTAAATGATTGGAGTAGATTTGATATAAATAAAAGAACAAAGTTTGATGCCTCTATAAGTTCTGGATTAGCTGTTATGGCTTGCAACAGACATTTATACGTGCCAAACAACAAAGTTGAAAAACCAAAATTAAATATAAGTATTGCCAAGTATAAAAATACAGGTTCTACTTCACAAATAATTAAACAATAAATATGGCTGAGTCAGTTATAAAGAGTTATTTTCCAAGTCAAGTTGTTAGCGACTTAGAAAAAGTAAGTTACGATTATGGTTTAAAAGTAGCTAAAGGAATCGAGCAAGAATGGTTTAACAACGAGTCAAACTACGCTAATAGTAGATACAGAAGTGTTAAGAACGATTTTCATAGATTAAGACTCTACGCCCGTGGGGAGCAGTCAATTCAAAAGTACAAGGATGAGTTATCTATCAATGGAGATTTGTCTTATTTAAACTTAGACTGGAAGCCAGTTCCAATTATTCCAAAGTTTGTAGATATAGTAGTTAATGGTATAGCTGAGAGAACCTACGATATTAAAGCCTACTCTCAAGATTCATACGGTGTAGCTAAGCGAACAGAGTACATGGAATCTATCTTGACAGATATGCGTACTAGAGAGTATAACGATAAAGTTGCTGCTACGTTTGGTATTAATATGTATGAAAACGATCCTAACACGCTTCCTGAAACAGAGGAAGAGTTACAATTACACATGCAGTTAAACTACAAACAATCCGTAGAAGTTGCTGAAGAGCAAGCTATAAACGTCTTGTTAGAAGGTAGTAGGTACGAGCAAATTAAGAAAAGATTTTTCTACGATTTAACCGTGCTAGGTGTTGGTGCTACTAAAACATCCTTTAACACTTCACAAGGAGCTGTTGTAGAATACGTAGACCCTGCTAACCTAGTTTACTCCCACACAGACTCACCTTATTTTGACGACATATACTACGTTGGCGAAGTAAAGGAAATACCAGTTAACGAATTAGTTAAACAGTTTCCACATTTAGGACAAGAGGATTTAGAAGATATTGTAAAAACTAATGGTCTTTATAGAAGTAATTCTAATAAAGGTCGTAATGAAACTGATAATAACAAGGTAGCTGTTCTTTATTTTAACTACAAAACCTACATGAATGAGGTTTATAAAGTAAAAGAAACTGGCACTGGTGCTAGCAAGGCAATAGAAAAAGACGACACGTTTAATCCACCTGAGAATTTAGAAGGTGGTTTTATGAAACTACAAAGACAAGTAGAGTGTCTTTACGATGGGGCGTTGATACTTGGTACTGAAAAGTTGCTGAAGTGGGAGATGGCTAGCAATATGATGCGTCCTAAAAGCGATTTTACTAAAGTTAAAATGAACTACCAAATTGTAGCTCCTAGAATATATAATGGTAAAATAGAATCTTTAGTAGGCAGAATCACTGGTTTTGCAGACATGATTCAACTAACGCACTTGAAACTGCAGCAAGTGATGTCTAGAATGGTTCCAGACGGAGTCTATCTAGACGCAGACGGTTTAGCAGAGGTTGATCTTGGTAATGGAACAAACTACAATCCACAAGAAGCTCTAAATATGTTCTTCCAAACAGGTTCTGTTATTGGTAGATCAATGAATGAGCTAGGCGAGGGTAATCCTGGTAGAGTACCTATTCAAGAAATTACCAGCGGTAGTGGTGGTAACAAAATGCAAAGCTTGATTGGCACTTACAATTACTATCTACAAATGATTCGCGACGTAACCGGATTGAATGAGGCTAGAGACGGTAGTACTCCTGATAAAAATGCTCTAGTTGGTATTCAAAAAATGGCAGCTGCAAACTCTAACACCGCTACAAGACACATTTTACAATCTGGACTGTACTTAACAGCTGAAGTTGCAGAGTGTTTATCGTTAAGAATATCTGATATACTAGAGTATTCTCCAACGAAGGATGCTTTTGTACAAGCTATCGGTGTACATAACGCCGCGACGCTAGACGAAATGTCAGAGCTATATCTCTACGACTTTGGTATATTCTTGGAGTTAACACCGGATGAGGAGGAGAAAGCTATGCTTGAAAACAATATTCAAATGGCGTTATCTAAAGAGAATATAAACTTAGAAGATGCTATTGATATTAGGGAAATTAGAAATGTAAAACTTGCTAATCAACTTCTAAAGCTTAGGAGAAAACAAAAAGCAGACAACGATAGAGCTATACAGCAGCAAAATATTCAAATGCAAACTCAGTCTAATACCCAAGCTGCACAAGCTGCCGCGCAGATTGAGACGCAGAAGGAGCAAGTTTTAGTTCAGAGCAAGATGCAGCTTGAGCAATTTAAAGCTCAACTAGACGCCGGTAAATTGAATCAAGAAGCGGAGCTGAAAAAGCAACTCATGGAATTAGAGTTTAATTACAACATGCAGATCAAGGACACGGAGTCGAAAGGTTTATCAGATAGAGATAAATCTAAGGAAGATCGTAAAGACGAAAGAACAAAAATACAAGCTTCACAACAAAGTGAACTTATAGACCAAAGAAAGACAGGTGGCACACCTAAAAAGTTCGAGTCAGCAGGTAATGATATACTTGGTGGCGGATTTGACTTAGGTGCGTTTGGACCTCAATAAATCAAACACTTAATTTTTTATATTTTATATTATGGAACAAGAACTAGACAATGTTGAAGAAGTTCAACAAGAAGAAACAACACAAAGTGTTGATGAAAGTAAATTTGAATCTGCAGGAGATGACTCTATCATTAAGATAGATTTAAGTAAACCACCGGTAGTAGAACAAGAGATTGTTGAAGAACCAAAAGCAGAGGTTGAAAAACCTACTGTTGAAGAGGTTGTTGAAGAAACTCCAGTAGAAACAGTAGTTAGCGAAGAAGCTCCAACTGTTGAAGAAATAACTGAAGAAGAGGTTGAAGAAGTAGCAGAAGCTGTAGAGGAAGCAATTGCTGAAGCAGAGGAAACTGGTAAACCACTACCTGAAGGAATTCAAAAGCTAGTGGACTTCATGGACGAAACTGGTGGAGACATCAATGACTATGCAAGATTAAACCAAGACTACAGTCAAATGGATAATCTTACAGCGTTAGAAGAATATTACAAGATTACAAAACCTCATCTTGACGCAGAGGAAAGAAGCTTCTTAATGGAAGACAATTTTACATTTGACGAGGATGTAGATGATGAAAAAGAAATTAGAAAAAAGAAAATCGCTTTGAAAGAGCAAGTTGCTGAAGCGAAAGCCTACTTAGACGGGCAAAAGTCTAAATAT